AAAAAGAAAAAAGGTAAATAGTGGCATTACCTAAAAAGAAAATTAAAAAAGATAGACCTAGTAATCCTATTAAGAAAAAAGAAAAACCTAAGTACGTTTCTAAAGAAGATGCTTTTAAAAACCCTTTATCAAAGAAACGTGTAGTTTCTGATGTTCCTGGTAAATCAACTTCTAGGGCTAGAGGAAATCTTCGCTTAGATGGAGATATGGGTATTTATGGAAGAAAACGCTCACTAAATAAAAGAGATATGGTCTAATGGCTAGAGACATACAGGATATTGCTAATACTTACCAACAACTAAAACAACGATACGCAAATCGTGATTCACGCTGGTCTGATGTTTTAGAAGTTCGTAAAGGCAATATCAATAACGTTTTCCCAGGATTGTTCCCGGCGGAATATCCTAAACCTATGGTGGCAAACTTTATTGACGTTGCCGCAAGAGACATCGCTGAAGTAATTGCACCATTGCCTGCTATTAATTGTTCAGCAACTAACGCTGTTTCTGACCGTGCACGTACCCGTGCCGACAAGAGAACAATGATTGCTGCCGGCTACCGCGACACTTCACGTCTACAAGTTGAAATGTTTACCGGTGCTGATCGTTATGTAACCTTTGGTGCTCTACCTTTTATTGTTGAAGCCGATTACGAAAACAATACTCCACGTATTCGTATTGACAATCCTTTTAATTCTTATCCTGAATTTGACCGTTTTGGTCGCTTGCTTTCTTACACAAAACTTTACGTTAAAGCCGCACAAGATCTTGTAAACGATTTCCCAGAATACGAATCAGTTATCCTTGGTAAATTTGAACAACGTGGTTCTATGCGTCCTATCCAACTTGTTCGTTATATGGACAAACACGAAACAATTCTTTTTTTACCAGAACGTGCTAACTACATATTACAACGTGCAAAGAATCCTTTAAAAAGACTTAACGTAATTTTTGCTGTTCGCCCAGGTATTGATTCTGATGATGACCAACGCGGACAATTTGATGATGTTCTTTGGGTACAAGTAGCACGTGCTCGTTTTGCTACTTTACAACTTGAGGCGGCACAAAAATCTGTTCAGGCACCTTTTGCGTTGCCAGCAGATGTTAACGTCCTTGAAATGGGACCTGACGCAACTATACGCTCTGCATCTCCAGAAAAGATCAGACGTGTTGATTTAAATGTGCCCCCTGGATTATTCACTGAGTCAGCAATGCTTGACCAAGAAATGCGTATGGGTGCACGTTACCCTGAAGGACGCCAAGGTGTAAGCCAAGGCAGCATTGTTACTGGTCGTGGTGTTGAAGCCCTTATGGGTGGATTTGATACACAAGTTAAAACAGCACAATCTGTTTTAGCTGAAGCTTTAAAACAAGTATTTGAACTTTGCTTTGAAATGGATGAAAAACTTTTCGGCAATGTTGAAAAGACTGTGCGCGGCGTAGATGCTGGCGCACCGTATGAGATCACTTATACCCCCAACAAGGATATTGATGGGGATTATACAGTTGATGTCACCTATGGACTGATGGCCGGATTAAACCCCAACCAGGCTTTGGTATTCGGACTCCAAGCGCGCGGAGACCAATTAATTTCCCGCGACTTCCTCCGCCGTCAGATGCCGTGGGAAATAAACGTAACAATGGAAGAACAAAAAATTGAAATTGAAAAACTACGCGACTCTCTTGTTGCAGCAATAAGTGGATACGCACAAGCTATCCCTTCACTTGCAACACAAGGACAAGATCCTGGTGAGATTCTTTCACGTATTGCAATAGTTATAGCAGGTAGACAAAAAGGTCAACCTATAGAGCAGGTAATCGCGGAAGCGTTTGCCCCTCAAGCACCGCCACCTTCTGCTGAGGCTGCAGCCCCTGGTATGGAACAACCCGTCCCCGGTTCCGCAGGTGAGGCTCCCTCCGGTGGTGCTTCAGGATTAAGTTCAATTACTGGTGGTCAACGTGGTATTGCACCAGGACAAGTAGGACAAGGTGGAAGACCACCTATACAGTATTTGCTGGCCGGGTTAACCGGTTCTGGCAAACCCACACTATCTTCTAGTGTGACAAGAATGGTCCCTGCGGGCTAAAAAGGAAAAAAGAATGAAGTCATTTAGTGGCGGCAAGAAGCCAGCAAACCAAGGTTCTGCTGGAAAAGCATACGAACAACCAGTTAAAAAATCTGGTGTTCCAGGAATTGCAAAACCAGGTGCGTCAACAATTATGTTTGGCAAACAACCATCTGGTACAAAAGGTGGAAAACCACCAAAGCACGCTGGTAAGTAAACAATTAATTTAAGGACGTATATAAATGGCAAGAGGTGGAATGAGACCAACAGCACCGCAAAACAATCCTATGAATGTTAATGCGCGTGGTGGTAATGGTCAAAGCGGTAACGCTACACAAGCAGCCAAATACGTCCCAGGTCTCCCATACGGAGAAGGACAAGCTCTAATGCAAACGCAGCAAGCTGCTCCTTTGGCTGCGGCTCCGAGTATTGAACAATCAGGTATGCCTTCGGGCCTCGCATCAGCCGCAGCCTCACAACCTATTATTCCTTTAGATGCACCATCACAACGTGCTGATGAACCAGTAACATTTGGTGCTAACGCTGGTCCAGGTCCAGGAATGGATGCTCTTGGTTTAGGTTCTGCTACAGAAAAAACAGTTGCAGACATTCTTGCTGAGGTAGCACAATATGACACAACTGGTGAAGTACAAGCATTGTATGAACAGGCACTTCTTGGTGGGTATTGATGGCTGATGAGAACATACTTAAAGCCTCTAAAGAATTATATGCAGCCACTATGGTTGCAAATGTGCCTAAACAGGACAGACAAAAATTAGATTCTTTTGCTGGTTTAGTAAATAAGAATAGACAATTACTAAGTTTACCTGAAGCAGATGCTAGGGCAGAGTTTCTTAAACTTGATGAAGACTTACAAAAAACTTTAAAACAATTCAACCCTAAAGCAGCTTTTGCTCAAGAGGAAGATCTTTCATTTTTAGGTCAAGTTAAAGAAAAAGTTTTTGAACCAGCTTTACGTAATCTTGCAGTTTATTCAAGCAGATTAACTGAACCGTATCGTGCAATTAGAACATCTATGGTTGAAGATATTCCTTTAGCTGAAGCTTGGAAAAAAGCTTATGATGGTAATGCTTTATTTGACAAACAACGTGAAACAAAAGTTGATGCGTACTATGATGCGCCTGTAGCAAAAATTGCTAAACAAATTGCTACCGGTAAAACTATTGGTGAAGTTCTTTCTACTCTTGAAACACCTGAAGAAATTGCTGCTATGCAGAAAATGCTTATGGGTGGAACAGAGGGTGAAGTTTTTGCTCGCGCTATTAAAGATTATGATACAGCAAAAATATCAATTGGCCGTGACGCATTCTATGAACTGTTTAACATTGATCCAGGTGATTTTGGTGCTAACCGTAAAGCTTTCAATAGATTTTCTGGAGCAGCAGATTTAGCTACACAAATCTTTTTTGATCCTATTACTTATATTCCTATCGGTGGACAAGCATATAAAGCATCACAATTAAGTATTTTAAAAATAGCTAATGCTACAGGTGATATTGCTGATTTAAGAATTGATAAAGCTTTTAATCCTAACACTTTATTAGGTCGTGGTGTTAACAATTTCTTTAATGAAATAGGCCAAGATATTAAAAAAATATCTGAAGCCACTGATGCTAAAGAAAAAGCACAACTACTTGCTAATGTTAGAAACAAATTTAAAGGCGACATTGACGACACCGGTATTCAACAACTTGTTGATAATAAAGTCTTTGATGCTAATATGGCAAAAACTTTTATTCAAGATGTAGATAATGCTACAGCTATGTTAAACGGAAGATGGTCTGGGTCACAACCTATTCTTCCAACTTATGGTGTTATTAAACAATTTAAAAACAACATTAAAACTAATGTTTCAAGCATAACCGGTTTAACTAAAATTAAAGTTGTTAATGATATTGATTTAAACAAAACAGATATTCTTCCATTTTTAGATACACAAGTTGATTTGCTTCGTTCAGGTAATGTTGAAGAAATCACTAAGATGAAAGATGTTATTAACAAATCTCAAACAACGTTTGGTAGATTTGCTAGATTATTTGAAATTGCACCAAGTTTAAAAAATCTTAGAACAGGTATTAAAACTCTTCCAGATGGTAGAGAAATTGATGAAGGTTTAAAATCAACTAAAGACG